CCTTGATGTTTGTTACTTCAAGGTTTTTCAGATCAAGTGTTGTGGCGTTTACTGTTCCGAGCCCAGAGACATTGCCAGATCCGTCAAGAGTAACCACAGAGTTTTTGATAATCTTACCGGTTGACCCATCAAACAAATCCACGGCTGTATCGGTAGCAGAGGCTGGTCCGTCAACATCGCCGCCTACATCTGTAGTCCACGACAATACGCCAGCGCCATCGGTCGTTAAAACTTGACCGCTCGTACCGTCATCAACTGGAAGCGTTAGCGTGTAGCTTGCTGCCAAGGTTCCCGGAGCTTGAAGCGCTACATACTCTCCACCGGCTGCGTCTTCGAGTCGCAAGTCTCCTTGGCCGGCGATGTTAACTTGTGTAAACACTCCAGTAGCAGGCGTTGTTGTACCAACTGTGCAGTTAAATCCTCCGGCTAGCTTTGTTGCCGATAGGGTTGTTCCATCCCATGTAAGCCCAGCTGCATCAGCAATAACCTTAGATCCGTTGACAAACAAAACGCGACCAGAGGTTCCTTGGTTCAATGTTGGGTTTGCGTTAACAAACGTAGTTGTTCCATTCACTGTAACAGTATCGCCTACAGCGTCGCCAAGGGTTGTATTGCCCTTGATAGTGGTGTTTCCATCTACAGTCAAGTTGCCGGTGATGTGTCCGTTTGTGATCTGGGTTACACATGCAGTCACATTGGTGCCATCGCAGAATACGAAGGTTGTGTCACCTGCCGAGACCGAAATACCGGTGCCTGCAGATGTTTTCACCGTTACAGCATATGCGGCATCGTTCTTAACTACGTACAGTTTGGTTCGCGCCGGGCAGATAACTTCGCCAATAACAGTAAGAGCTGTGCCGCCAGCGCCCGTTTGCAGCAGCAGCATGGCGCAACGAGCTTCATCTGTCGTGCCGTTAGCGGTGGTCAGCGTATGTGAGTTTGCCGTCCATGTGCTAATGGTCGCCATACCGGCAATGGCTTGCTCAACCATCGAGGTAATATTGTCGTTAACAACGTCTCCCCATGTACCATTAATCTCACCGGTAACAGGAAGTGCAAGTTGCAAAATCGGGGTGTATTGTGTGGCCATAGCTTTTCCTTAGTACGTTGCTTACTATGCTCATTGGCTGGATTCTGCAACGAATCAATTTTGAGTTTTTACATCTTCCCAGTTCGGGGAACCGGCGACTTGCACCGCATTCCAAGCAACAGTATCAGAGTTGTTCAGGTTTTGCCAGTCCATACTCTCAAAATCGTTAATTATTTCCCACAGGAATCTAGAATAGAAAGAATCCGCCGCAATAAGCGATTCTAAGACAGAAACGTTGTACGAGCTTCCGGCCACGCTGGCAACGTCTGTTACCTCTCCGTGCTCGTTTACGCGGCAGATCCAGATAACATTAGCTGTTGCCGTGTCCGTAATTGCGGCAACCTCTGCAATGGCGGTGGAAAATATCTGTTGAGCGCTATTTGTTTCTGTGCCAGTGGCAAACTCTTCCACAGATCCAAAGAAGGCAAAGTTGCTCGAAACCTCATCCGTTCCTGTAGATGTTTCTGCTATCTGAGAGTTATATTCTTGTGCCGCGTTATTTGTATCTGCGGCTGATGCAGATTCATTCGTAGCTGTATCAAACACCTGTTGTGCGCTATTTGTCTCAGAGCCGGCCGCCACTGCGCTAAACGCTACGCTATATGTTCCGATAGGCGTGATTAAATCCGTTACGGTCGCCGAATCCAATATATGTGTAACAAGCGCTTGGCTGGAAGAAATTGCATCAGAACCGGTAGCTGTATCCGCTAATGCAGAATTGTATGTGCTACCAGATACAAAGTCCGAATCAGCGGCTGTAGCCGCGTCCTCCGCATCTCGAACGTAGACAGACATGCCCCAAGCGGCTTCGCTCCATTTGCCGGAACTCCAACCGCCTTCAGCCATGATTAAGCTACTTCAAGTTCGTCTTGCTTAAACCAACGTTGTTGCAGTTCCTGTCCGTCATTCCACTCTAAAAGAGCTTCTACGTCGCCGTCGTCGTTAAAACGCAGGCCAACAACGGTTCCTTCTGGAACAACAACTTTCAGCTTAGCTTTATCGCCTTTTTTCAGCATGATTATCCCGCCAGAGAGAATTGATAAGATACGTTCAACACATCACCCGAAGCAACTACACGATCTCCCGGTGCCGTAAAGTCCGATGCCGAGAAAAGAATCCCGGTTGCGCCACCCTTTGTGCTGTTGCTAATCAGGAACGCGCCACCAACTGTTGCGGTAGCGTTGATGTTAAAAGCCGCAGGAGAGGCGCTATTCGTGGCCACAGACGGGTTTGCAGTGGTTGGGGTGCCAAAGGTACAGGCAGGTCGCGTTGCGTTGCTGTACGGCGTGATTTCTGTGAAGCTGTGCGAGGCAGCGGTGTCGCCGGCAGCTGGGTTGTTAGATGCGGCCGCACCGTACAGTCCAATGTACCAAGCAGCGGTGTAGCCAGATCCTTTGAAGTACTGGTTATTCATGTCCTGCAGACCTTGGTTAACAACAAGGTTCTTAGGCTCCATCGTCCACTTCAGGTTGCCTTCGGAATCGCGGCACTCAATGGCGTATTTGCCGGTAGCTTTGGCAGATTCGCCGCAGCCAATGGTGCGGGTCAAGGAGCTTGAAATAGTGTCCTCTACGTGCAGTTGTTCAACATTCATTTGAAGCTCCTTTAAGCGATCTGTATCGGGGCCGTGGCCGCGTCTGTTGCCGGAAATTGTATAACAAAGTCACCGGCATTTGTTTGCTTGTCTTCGCCAAATTGCAGCACAAGAATAGCTGGATTTGTGATTCCGTCTTCTTTGTAAATCAGTGCCCCGCGAGCCGTAATGGTCGTAGTGTTCCAAGTTACCGTTGCGAAGTTAAGGTATGCAGTCGTTCCAGATGACGTTGGTTCAATGCTAACTGTAAGCTCTTGGCCGCCAGCTGTGTAACCGGCGCCACTTGCTTCGTTCAGCGTTGAGTATGCAGTCGTTGCCGCGCTTAAGTCTGCGGCGGACGTGTACAAGGCAACCTTAAACGTTTGAGCTGTTCCGGCGCCAAAATCAAAGTCGCCTTTTAAGAGGCCAACTTTGAACGATGTGCACATTGCTTGTGTAATCATTAGCTCACCTTATCAACTACTTGCCCGTTGCGGTACGTGTCTTGTCTTTGCTTTCCATCGCCAAGCTGTTTCAGCAGAGCGATAGACTGTACATACAGCTTATCGTAGTTCTGGATGATGTCAGCTTCGGCCTTCATGAATCGAGCCGCTTCAACCAAGCATCCGTTAAGCAGAGCGCTGTCAAAGTTGTCACCCAACCAAGATGTGCCGGCAGTAACGATAGACTCAGGAAGGTAGAAGTAATGCAGCTCAACCCCGTAATTGGCGTCAGGGGTTGGCCCAAGAATGAACGATAGCTCATTTGTTACCGCCGGAGGGTCTGTATTCGTGGTGGTCGACCCAAAGATTGCGTAGTAACGCGGCAAAGCCTTTGCGTTTGGATTTGGGTACGCTTCTCTGATCCAGTTTACGTCTTTGTTCAGCAAGTACAGGTATTCGCCGTTGGCCTTAATAACCGCAAGCGAGTACACCGAAAGAAAGTCATTTGGGCTTGCAAGGTATTTATTGTCACTGGTTAAAGTACCAGTGACGTTTTTACGCAGAGATGGTAGCTGCACCGTGTTGTAGATCAACTGCTCGGTGCGCTTGATCATCGAGTCAATATCTACCGTCGAGTAGCTATTCTCGGTGATGTCTTGAATCTGTTCTACCAATTCCGAGTAGTTCATAACTACCTCTTAGGCCATTGGCCCGCGAGCCATCTTGCCCTTGGTCTGGGCTTTTCCGCCGCGAACCTTGATGCCAGACGTTTTGGTTTCTGGGTAATTGCCCTTGCTTACACCGGCAACGGAAATGTTTATTTTGTTCAAACAGTTCCCTTCCTCGGTGATGACAGGATTGGCTACCTTGGTAATTTTGCCAGTCATGATCAGCCCTTTTGGTTTTGTGCGCGAGCCAGATTACGGCCTACTGCACGCATTTCTTTGCCGGTAACAGTCTTAGCGCCTTTGCCTTTTCCGCCGGTTTGAATGCCAACTGCTGGGCCGCTATCGCCTAGGTTCTTACCGCGAGTTTTACCGGTTTTTGTTACGCCGTCTGCTGCTTTTTTGAACGCCATGATTTGCTCCTTAATTTGTTACTACTATAACACTTCCTACAAAACCTGTTGCTGTTAATGGTGCTGCCGGAATAATTTGAGAACGGCTCTGTGGGTAGCCGGTAAAATCTGGGCGCGGATTGCGTATAGCCTGTGGGTCGTCAATTGGATAAAGGCCAAGCAGCAATTGTGGCTGATCACTTTCCCAACACTCTGGGCACACAAGGATGTTTACGTTCTTCGTCTTGATGATAAGTTCTTTGAGAACCTTTCGCTTATAGCGAAACCCGCAGCGATCACATTCGCTGATTGCGTTGCGGTCACTGGCGAAACGATTGCCCATTTTAGAACCTATTTCCTTTTCGCAGATTATCCATCCACGGTATTACTTGTAGGTTCAATGGTACATGAAGTCCTGAGACTGTTTTACCGTTCAATGGGATTTTGTGGTCTACGTGCCAAGAAAATCCAAACATCTCTGTTCTTAGCGAGGCAAGTTCATATGCCTGAGAAATCATCCACAAGTCATCTGATGTAAGCCAGCTAGGGGCTCGCTTTTTGCGGGCGAGTCTATTTAATGTTTTTGCAGCAGCGTCTTTACCGGGGTTTAATTTAACCCACTTCATGCGGGAGGCACGTCTGGCCTCTGGATTTGCAATGGCGTACCCGCGATCCTGCGCCGCTTTGTACTCCTTGTTTTCCTCTGCCCAAGCTTTTTTCTGCGCTGCGATACGCTCTTTGTTTGCGGCCCTATATGCGGCCATGTATTTTGATATGCACAATGAGCAGCGCGTTCCGTGCTTTGGATTGTATGTAAACGTAATGTCTACACCGCAATCGCTGCAAGAACGGTCGATTGGTTTCTTTGGGCCAATATCTGCAAGCGCTTTTTGTTCTGCGCGTTCTTTTTGTTTTCGCAGGCGAAACTCTTTTGAGCGTTGCAAATAGCTTTCCTTGTTGGCAAGGTAGTTTGCGCGCGCACGAGCCTTTGCTTTTTCTGGGTCTTTGTATGGCATTATGTTGCCCTATAAAACCTTGGGACCAGCCTGATAGGTGCCTTTTCCCGGTCTTCCGAAGAGCACAGATCGAACTGTTCGTTGTACACAGACTTCAGCATATCAAGTCGTGGAGCAAGCTCTGGCACCTTCATGGCGATGTAGTATGCCAATCCAGAAACAACCGCCGGCAAGAAGCGGAAGTTCATATCCGCCGTCTCAGCACCGGATCCAGCGTCTTGTACGCGGCGCATGCGGTAATACGTAAACGTGTAGAACGGGTTGGCCAGAGTGCCTTGATTCGGAACCGGCCATACCACCACAGCGGGTAGTTGATTCCACTGCACTGTAGCGCCCGCTAGGTGTGCTGCTGCGGCAGTATTGGCTTGAGCACGGAAGCAGTTATTCAATGTACCGCCAACGCCAGCTGGGTTCTGCACGATGTAAGAATAGTTGATGATCTCTGAGCCGATCTGAACAAACCCGTATGCCGGCAATCCGGTAACGTCAGTCAGCGCGATTGTCGTGTCAGCATCAGTGATTCCGCCATCCAGAACGCCAGCGATTGGTGCGCTCTGCCCAGACATGCGCTGAACCATAACCTGAATCGGTCTGGCTTGCGTGATCTTGTTTGGGATCGTAGAGTAGGTGGACATGCTGATACGGGTGATGTTCAGGTCAGACTGCGTGGAGTAGTTGTTTGCTCCAGTGCGGATCTGTTGTTCCATCAGGTCAATCGTGTCTACGGGCAATGGGTAGCAGAATTGCCCTTGAACCATGTTGAAACTTCCGGGCTCGATAGTCCACATGTTGATGCCGCGATTCTGAAACTCAATCGTCATCAAGTTCATGGATCGGCGGGCTGTGCGCAGGTCATAGCCTGAACGCATCTCGCGGCCGGCACGCTCCCACGCCTCTTCAGCGATTTCCGCAAAATCGAGGTTAAAGTCAGTCGTGCCGGTTGTAGTCATTTTTTCATACCCTTAAGCGTTTCTGCAAAACGAGCGCGCTGACCAAGTTTATCCGGGGCTTTGGCGGCCTTTGCAAGCTTCTTAGCAGGGATCGTCTTTCCTTCTTTAATGCCTAGAGATTTACGCAAAGCGCCCGGCTTCTTGATAGCGCCTTGAATAAACTTGTCCGTAGATCCGCCTTCAGCAAACATCAGAAAGTCAGTGTTGTCCCGACGCTTTTTAACTGTAGCGCCGGGGATCTTGTCTTTCCTAATTGCTCCCATCCCACGAGATGCTCGCATAATTTACTCCTTTGGAGCGGCTTTCTTAGCGGTCTTTACGGCCTTTTTAGGGGCTTCTGCTACCGCTTCACCTTCTCGCTTGCGCACTGGAATGTTTTTGGCTGGAATGCCTTTTGCCGGGATCATACGATACGTCCTTTCGTCTTGCCCTTAGTGGCAATACCATCGGCACGCTTAGAGGCGGATCCAACCTTTCCACCAGACGACATCTTCTTAACACAGCCGCCCTTTTTCATTCCCATGGCAGTGCGCATCGCACCAGCAGCTTGGCCTTGCATTGGCGTACGTGGGCGAACAGGTGCGCCGCCCATACCGCGATCTAGCGTCGGGCCTTCATCTGGACCAGGTGGCATACCTTTGTCAGCAGTGTAAACACCAGCGTCAGCAGGATTAGCCATAGGCCGCTTAGCAGCCATAGGAGGAGCCATAGGGCGACGCGGAGCAGCAGAACGCTTACCGCGCAGAGCCTCAATAGAGCCCATGTCATCTTCAAGTTTTCCGAGATCTTTTGGCATGATCAACAAACCTTTCCTTTAGTTTTACCGCGAACTTCGATACCACCGCCACGAGCGTATTTGGCAACCTTGCCACCGCGCTTCATTTCGGTCTCTTTAGCTTCAGCAGAAGCATAAGCCTTTGGGCTCATCTTACCGGCTTTAATCTTTTGCGCAGTCTTTAACGCGCCTTTTTCTTCGTGTCCGTAGCCTTCGGCTTTTTCAGCCTTAGCAAAAGCCTTTGGAGAAACCTTGCCAGACTTAACTGCCTTGGCTTCCTTTAGCTCTTCTGAATATGTCTCTTTGCCTTTGAACAGACTTCCGCTGTAAGCGGCCAGATCCTGTATTACGTA